ATGCAAGTGGCAGTGGTGGAAAAGACCTTCAGGATCGTTGGCAAAGGGTCGCTCATGGCCCAGTTCACCTTTATCTCTTCAGGCACACTGCATATCTGGTTTCCGGATGTGGGCCTGCAGATGGAGGCCCACTGCAAAGAGTTGCGTATCGAAGATTGCACCATTATCTATACCAATGGCCTCCATCACGGCCAGCCCCGAGCACTCTGGTCCTTAACCCTCCATCCCGATGATATGAACGAGCTAAAACGCATATTGCAGCAGTTCAACAGCAACCTCTACTTGACCTGCCAGCCACCCACATTGGCCATCGCCAAACGTGCCTTGAATATGAATTGACCCGACTTCCAAAAAAGTCGCAATCATGCCAGCCACAACAATAAACCGTGAGGATTAAGGGGAGGGGAATCTATCGCGATAGTCGGCATTTTAATAGCTTGTATTACAAGAGGGAGTATCAATATTTCCAGAGAGAGACCTCTCAAGTAGGGGACAGATATTTCTAAGAAAATTCACGGTAATGACGTTGGTTATAACGGTGTAAATCAAGCTTAACGTTCCATTGGTGAGGGGGAATCCAGCGCGGCGTACTGATTTAATAGTGGACTCTTGTCTCAAAATGGGACATTTGTGGTTTCAGAATATCGACTAAGGGGAGGGGACATGGTTCCAAGAGATGTTCGGGTGCAGCTAAATGAGCAGTTGGTTGAACTAGCCAATTCCTACTATCAGCACTATGGCTCAAAGCACGATGCATTGTCGGCTTTAGGTGAGGATCTTCTGCGTTTGGCAGATCAAGGTGTCCATGATGGTTCTTCGTCATGGATCGCATTAATACAGGAGTTGTGTCGCCGTAGTGGTTAAAAGCCCACTCGTTATCTCTCACGGCAATGCCGATAACCCTATTTATCGGCATTAAGCCGTTTGCTCTGTGTACAGATAGTAAGGAGGAAACCCAACACTTTGAAAAAAAAGGAAATCCATATGACAGTCGATCATATTGAAAAGTCAGAACACCTTGAGGCATTAGAGGTCTCTCTTCGGGAAGAATGGCATGCCATGATTGCATCAGGTGCGCCTAAAGCAGACATAATTGCTAAATCCAAAGAATATACCGCTGCGTATTTTGCTAGTCAGAACTCAAGGTGCAAGTTTATCCAGCCTTATCGAGATGGGCGCTAGGTGCCGAACTCTACATTGAGGATGTGAATATGATTGAGCGTTTCAAAATTGAAAATGTGACTGAAGCTGATGCCTTCTTAAGAGATTTGCTAGCTAAAGATGAGTATCGCTCTATGGATGAAGTGATTGTACGGGCACGCGAGCTTGTTCCGGATGACAATCTTCGTATGTACTTCATTAACAAGGCGAAAGAGATTCTTGGCGTCACAGCCTGAGTGGAATTCAGGCGAAACAATCTATCAAGGGGCCTCTGGCCCCTTTGTTCTACCTACAGGCATGACTGCGCATAATGTCGATGGGCATTATGTTGAGGGTTTGCCCCTGCCATAATCCCGAAGGGGGCAGGGGCCGCGACTAGGCAGGGACGTGGGCCAGCTCGCTGGCATCGTCCCAACGCCGGAGCGCCCGTAACATAATCCCCATTGTGCGCAGTGAGCACTGAGCTCTCAGCACCCACCACTAGGCGTAATTTTCTATCTCCATCACGTTCCTGTGAGAGAAAAATAGAGAAGGGGCCTAGATCGCGCGAAATTTGGTAACAGTTACCATAAATAGTGCTACTTTATTTCGGTCACCGTTACCAAAAAGGATTTCCAGATGCGCGACCCTCATGACGATTCAACCTCCGACCTGCTCCCCATGCCCCGCCGCCGTGGCCGCCCCAGTACCGGAACGGCGTTCACCCCAGCCCAGAAACAGGCGCGGTATCGTGAGCGCCAACGTGCCCGCACCGTCACTGTGACGTTCAACCGCTCGGCCATCGATGCGCTCGATAGCCATATCCGCGGCCTCGTTGCAGGTCTCGATGTCCCGATCCCCCCCGAACACGCCGCCTCTATCCTGGAATCGATCCGGTCCGCCACCCTGTCGCAGCTGGCACCGTTGGCAGAGTCATGAGCGAGATCCATTGCCAGGCAGATTATGAGCAGGCGTTGGCGCTGATGGATACGCTGGTTGATGACTATGACGCCAACCGGCAGCTTATCGAGCTGCTGTCCATCGCCATCGAACGCTGGGAGGCTCAGGCACCAGAGTTCGCCGAGTTCAACCAGGCGGTGGCAGATAGCGAGCCAGACAGCTGATTTAGCCGTCCGCACAGGTGGTCATCTGTACGACCACCTACGCCGGTCGGCCTGCCCAGCGGCAGAGAGCTCCGCACCGTAGGGGCGGGGAGGGGTGGCAGAGGTTTATCGGGAGGTTATGCGGGTTGGGGGACCTATAATCCCCCAACCTTGACTCAGGTTGCACCACCCATCAGCGCATTATTCTGTTTTTTCTGTTTTAGCAGGCTTTAAACCAGTTATTTATGCTGATTAGATTCCATTGGGATTTTTTATAGAGGGGGTTCCATCCGATCACTGTCTATGCGATCATTATCTGGCTGAGGCGATTACCGCCCAGCAGGTCTCAATGAGACCCTCCACGCTCGCGTGATGCCGCCTTCGGGCAATGAACCCCTCGGGGTACCGAAACTAGGTTTTTCCGGCTGCCATCCAGCCGGTAGCCGGAACTTTTTGGTCCCTAATGGTCGTTGCTGCTGGAGCGTCATCTGTGTCTCGTAAATCTCGGTCGCTGGTTTTCTGCGACTTCATGAAAATCGCAATTCCCATCATCCCGGGCGTCTATAGCCAGGGTGGCCAGTCCTGCTACGACGGGCAGAGCGGTGGCCTGCGTGATCGCCTGTGGATTCTAGATTTTGCTCGTTTCGCAGCCCTGACCGGTATCAGCCTACGAGCCCGCTCAGTGTCGTTCAGTGACGCGGGGCAGCCGATTTTTTCCGAGCTGACCCACGCGTTCGAGTCCCTGCCCAGCTCTCACAGCGGCATCGCGATGGTAGTCCGTCAGGCCTGCCCCCAAAGTGGTTTGCCTGCACGCCTCGAATTCCAATGCTCACCTGCCGCCCTTGCCCATATTCAAAATGTCATCTCTAACGTCTCCACATTGGAGGATGCCGCCTGGATCATCCTGTCCAGCGCGGCTCTGGCACTGCCTGACGTCTGGCCCTATCTGGATGTAGAGAACGCCCTCGTTCTGCGTGTAGATGTCACCGACTCACTGCTGTGCGACACACCTACTCAGGCCGCACAGGTGCTCGCACGTATGGGGCACATTTCGGTGCAGCAGCGCCGGGCGTTCACTGGGGATACCGCCGATGGGTCCGTCGCTCGGCTGGCAGGCTATGACACGACCCGTTACTGGGGTGCCACGTCTGAGCTGCACATCGAGATCGCCTATATGAAAGGCCCTCAGCTGGTGAAAAAACAGGCTGAGGCAGAGCGTGCGGTGCGCAAAAATCCGACCTCTCTGGTCGCTGCCGAGTCGCTCCGCGTGCTGTCCGATCAGCGCCTGCATGAACTTTCCTCGCGGATGGTTCGCCTAGAGGGGCGCTGGCTCAAACGCGGTTTAGTCGAGCATTTCACCCGTCTGGGACTGACCACCGACGACACCCCGTGGGATGGGCGCCTCACCAGCCTGATCGCGCTCGAACGCGCCTATAACGATAACCCCGAATCTGAACACCCCAACCTGATCTCAGCCCTGTGGGACTACAGCTGGCGTCCCCTCCTATCAGCCCTAGACGGAGCCGCCGATATGGATCTGAACGACTACGACGCAGTAAAAGACAAAATTTTCACGGCCCATGAGCCCCGTGCAGCTCGCCCGCTGCTGCAGTTTTTCCGTGCTCTGCACCAGCAGGGCTGGTCAGAACTGCGCGAGTCAGGCGAGTACACCCGCGCGACTTTTAACCGCCGCGTTGCTGCACTGAAAAAGCTCGGCTTTTCGCGTGCACAGCTCCAGCAGCTCGATGGCTCCGCCGAGTCCAGGATCGACGCGGGTGTGGTGATCCCGATGCAGCGGGTGCTCCAGGTGGGTCGCCTCACGGCGCTGCCTGAGTGGTTCACCCCAGTCGATGTGGAGACCTGGACGCCGTTTGACCCTAGCGTGCGCCGAGCTGTCGGAGCTGTAGTCGGCCCAGTACCACTGCCAGTGCAGCAGCTGCGCACCACTCCGACCCCGGTCGAACTGCCCAACGATGCCGAAATCGCCGCCTTTTTTGCCCCTGTCGAGCCTGAGGGTGTGCCGCCAACACCGGATTTGCCACGTTTTGATCGCCGGTGCGAGCTGATGGCCACCGACTCGGTTTTTACGCCTGCCGCTCGTCACGCCGAGCCGTCACAACTGGGGCTGGATTTTTCAGGTCCTGACCACAGCGTAACCCGCCCTTATGACCCCGAGGCGCCATTTGCGCTGGCTATCGGTCGGGTCCGCGCCGCCCAGGTGGGCGAGGCGCTGGCATCAGGTTTACCCCGCACCCTGGTGGATGGGAGTGAGTTCGTTCCACCCGTGGCCAAAGCCAAAATTTTACCGCTGCCCCTCAGGGACAGCGCCTATGCGCAGCACCGCTCGTGATACCGACGACGACATAAAAGGGAGTGAGAAAAATGACTGATAAAACATCTACATACAACCTGAGCGACACCAGCGGACTGTATCTCGTCGGCGAGATCGCCGGGGTGAAATCAGAATCTTTTCGCAGCGGCGATCAGCAAATCGTCCGCCACACGGCCGGGCTCAGGGTCACCACGGTCGACGCCTACGGCGGGGAGACCAGCGAGCTGGTCGAGGTTCGTTTGTCTCAGGCCGCAGTGGACAGCGGAGTGCCGCGCCAGCTCGATGGGCTGCGTGGCCAGGTGCTCTCCCTGCCTGTCTGGGTGCAGAGCTACACGGGAAAACGCGGGGCAGGGCACGCGTTGATGCTGGACACAAAACGGCCAATTCTGGGGGTCTGATGGGCGCCATCGTCGCTGACAGCCTCGGTCTGGTCCTGCACGCGGTTCTGACCCACGTCGACCGCATCGAGCGCAGTGCCACCGATGCGGATCCCGCCTACCTGCTGATCCTGGAGGCCGAGGCCGATCTTTTTGTTGTGCTCTGCCCCGCAGCTTTTGCCGGTTCCGCGCAGGAGCAGTATCTGCTGGGGCTCGTTGGCACCCTCGTGGCACTGCCGGTCGTTTCGTCGCCAGCGGGGCTGATGCTGGCAGAGGGACGGCTAGCCACAACACCGATTCTGGGGGGCTGACAATGGATCTGCTCCCGGATATTACCCCCGCGCAGGCGGTCGAACTGGTGCAGGCCATCGGCCTGCTCTGGGCCACTGCATGGGTTCTACGCCAACTGCGGAAAATAATCCGCTAATCAATAACCTATTATAGGAGTTTATTTATGGACCTGACCTCAATCACCACCGCGATCACTGGCGCTGTCACGCAGATCACCACGATCGGGCTGGCATGTCTCAGCGTCTACGTAACGATCCGCACGTTTACCTGGGTACGCGGCGCGTTTAAGTAACGAGGAGCTAGGGGGCCGCAGCGGCCCCCTTCTTTATGTGAGGATAATGATGGGGGGAGTATGGTGGATCTACATAGCCGTGATTTGCTGCGCACTGTGGTTGCTGTTTCGCTGATCGCGCTCACTGCACCGGTGCACGCCAACGTGGTCGAGCTGTTCCCAGGGGCCGGCACTGTTCGGGTGGCCAACGGCACCACTGGGCGGATCGTTGGTGTCACCAGCATCGACCGAACAGCCCGAACCGTCGGCGCCGTTATCGATGCACGGGACCGGTTCGGGAACGCCGTCCGCGTTAACCGCGTTCTACGGGTCGTGCCTGACGCGCTGGCGCGATTCGGTCGCACCTGTCTGTCACCTGCGGGGGCTGCTCGCTGTGCGGCGGTCGGCGCCATCACCGCCGCAGCGGCCTACGCCGGGTACGACCTGATCAACGGCTGGCTGCAAAAACCGTCGACGGCCACAGGAGAATGCCCCCGTGACTGGATTTTTCTGCCTGGCCCTGATGGTACGCGCGTCAAAACGCTCCCTGGTCTGCCCTGTGTCGAGAAAAAAACAGGCTATTGGGTCCTCAAAACTGCTGGCCCCAGTGGCGCAGCGGACAGCTGGCGCACCCCCGAGATCCCACCCAGTGTCCAGCGCGGGATCTATTACACAACCTGGGACGACCTGAATAACCCACAACCTGGCGACCTGTGGAGCTACAAACGCAACTGGGCCCGCGGGGAACAACAGGTCGAGCCGGAAAACGGGGGGGAAATTTCTGATGCGGAATTTGCAGATATGGTTCTGTCTAACCCTGCTGCGATGCAGATCAGCCCAGGGCTCTACCCAGACATTTTTGAGCCGGTCACCGTCGATGAGACGGCCCCAAACCCGGGCGAGGGGACTAAACCTAACCCGGATCCGGACCCCGAGGCTCAGACCGATCTGGCCTCGATGGCTGATGTGCCCAGGGATGTGGTAGACGTGCGGCAATTTTTCGACTGGGGCAGCGGCTGGCTACCCCGCCAGTGTCCAGCACCCACAGTGATCCCCATCATGGGGCAGGATTTTTCCATCGATTACACGACCCTGTGTGGGCTTATCGAAAGCGCTGTCGCGCCCGTTCTGCGTCTGCTGGCCCTGTTTGGATTTTTGTCGATCGTAATCGTTGGAGTCGGGAGGTCTAGCTGATGTGGGGCGCATTTGGGACACTAATGGCAGGAAATTTCGTGGCCAGAATTCTGCTCGCGCTGGGTGTTGCTGTCGTCTCGTATCAGGGGCTCGACGCCATTCTGTCGCTGGCTACCTCGGAGATCCGGGCGTTGGTCACCGGTCTTCCTGCAACGGCGCTGGGGCTGCTGGGGCTGGCCCGCACCGATTTGTGCATCAACCTGATCCTGTCGGCCTATGCCGCGCGACTGGCCATGGCTGCGCTGACCACGATGCGTGTGAGGTAACCACATGATCACCCTCATCACCGGCCGCCCAGGGAGCGGCAAAACTCTGCTCGCCGTTGAGATGATCCGCGACAATGCCAATGCAGAACGTATCAGGCCCCTGTTTTGCAACATCGACGGGTTGAATTTTGACCGGTTGCGGTGTTTCCCACTGGAGGACCCGACCGCATGGCCACAGCTGCCGTCCGGGGCCATCGTAGTGATAGACGAATGCCAGAAGATCATGCCACCTCGTCCCAGTGGCGCGAAGGTTCCTCCTCATGTCGATTTTTTGAACGAGCATCGTCACGCAGGGATCGACCTGATCCTGATGACTCCAGACCCAAAACTCATCGACGTGCTGGCCCGTAAAACCGTCGGGCGGCACCTGCACGCCTACCGGCCGTTCGGCATGGAGCACCGGAAGATTTTCGAGTGGAACTCATGCAACGAGGATCCTGAGCCATCCCAGGGAGAGAAAAACGCACTGATCACCAAAAAACCGTTCGATAAAACGCTGTATGAGCTGTATACCTCCGCCGAGGTTCATACCCACAAATCCCGGCCACCACTGAAAAAATTTGCACTGCTCATCGGGTCGCTGCTGACGGCGGTGACGCTGTTTGCCTGGTCGTTCTGGTCCATCTGGCAGCAGGGGCAGGGCGATACCCCGTCAGAACAGGCAGCCACCGTCACCACCGCCGAGCGGGGGGCGGTTTCAGCCGCAGTCTCCAGTGCCGAGCCCAGCCTGCCGCCACCGATCCCGGAGGCATTTTTCCGCTCCAGGGTAGTGGTGAACGGTCATCCCGAATACCGGGTCGAACTGGGGGAGGGCGCGGGATATGCGAGTCTGGGCACGTTCCCCGCGTATCGCGTCGAGGGCGCCAACGTGCTGCTGCTGGCTCACGCTGGAGATGATGTGGCGCAATGGGTGATACGTGATGCTGATCTGGTAGGGTATTTGCAACAGGACGCAGACTCGCTGATGGCGAACAGGTAGGCGCCGCAGGCGCAGGGCCGTGCGACTGGGCGACGACCGCTGGCGGGCGGCGGACAGGCGGATGGCCGGTCATCAATATAATTACGGTAACAGTTACCAATAATGATGCCGATAACCCCATTTATCGGCATCATTTGTAAAGCATCTGTGAAAATTGACCTTCAACATCTGACTTTTGACCTTCAAGATCTCGGTTTTGACCTTCAACATCTCACAGAGTAGGCCCACACCAGAGGAGAGAGTAATGGGCGAAAAATCACCTTTTCGCGTCGCAACCCGCGAGGAACTGCTGGCCAGAGGATATGTGTTGAGCCTGTCCGAGTTGAACCTGCCAGCATCGCCAGAACTGGCCCAGATCATCAGCATCCTGCAAACCCAGCGCGGTCCTGTGGCGCTAGCGATCTGGTTCCAGTCGGCCAATGGCTGGCTGGGCAGCGCCAGGCCTATGGATGTGGTGCGCCGCATCAGCCCAGGGGAAATTTCCGACGTGCTCCATGCTGCTCGCCGCGAGGTCGCGCCAATCGATCATGCCTGA